GCCGTTATTAATTGATGGTGTAAAAGTTTTAAATGACAATTACGGCGGACGATCAGCGAGACTAGGCCCCTACATTACGTAAGGGGGCGGGGGCGTCTCGTTTGGGACTCGACGATGTGGCGGCACATACGGTTGCGTACGTGGCGCGGCCGGTGTTGGCTCGGCTGGTGCTTGGGCGGCAGTCAGCAGCAGGTGTGGCGGAGGGCGCAGCTCGAGGGCGAGCTTGTCGACGAGGTGGCGGATGCGCGCTGCGTTTGGGTGGTGGGCGGCGAGGCCCATTGCCTCTCGCTTCCTGGCGAACTCGCTCTCCTTGTCGAGGAGCGCTTTCACCAAGGTTCGCAGGGCGGCGTCGATTCGCTGGCTCTGTGTTGCGTGGGCGGTCACGAGTTGTTGTTGATTGACGTTCATCTTGTCGTTCTCCGGGTTCACTGGCACAAGATAAATAATTAGGGGCGTTTTCAAACAGTGTTGGTTCCTGACCCCCTGGAATACTAACCACATCCCCGACAATAGCGGGGATCTTTACCTCTAGCTCTTTGTCGAGGAGTACTGGCAATTCCTCCAGGGGCGACGACACAACAATGTCATCCAACATCTCCAACTCCGTTGGACTGATGTCAAGCACCTTCGCCATTGCATCACGAATATCGTCACGGCTCTTTTGGGGCCATGCATTGTTCACACGCCACAGTTCTTCACGTGACGCACCCGCAAAATGATATTTGGGGTATGTTTCAAGCACTTTGCGTGCCCATGATCCTACGATCGGGGTGAGGCCATCAGTCATTAAATAACCCATGGCTTTGTTAACCAATGCTTGTTCTTTGGTTACGCCTTTGTTGCTGGTCATATGCAACTTTGAGATTGTTCTCATTGGATCGGCAAAAGAATCACCCATTAACAATGGGTCAACGAAGTATCGCCCTAAATAGGGCACTGGGTCGCCTGGTTTGACAACTTCTGCTTTGAGTGTCATGCCGATATCGGCGGCGACTGTTTCCAGTTCATGCTTCATTGAACCATCGTAGTTGGCGGTGTTTCCATCATCGCCGAACAGTAAGCCCATTCTCTTCCAGGCTTGCTTGATCGTGAGACCATGTTCGCGCAATGCACAGTAAACAATGTATGCATTGATCATGGTGTTGCCATCAGTGGTAGTTGGACTACCACTACGCGTTCCGAAGCCAGGCCGAAACCTGACGCCGTGCGCCGTGGTACCCTTCTGTTGGTAGAGTTCTTCAAACTGATGTTTGAGCTCAACACGATGCTTTTCATCAACCCATCGCATATATGCTGGTTCGATGACATCGCGGACAGCGAACTTACTAACAGTACCGTCCATCCGAGAGAAATCTGTTGGTATAACTCCAAATTCCTCTCCATCAGCGCATACCTCTTGTAAGCGCTTGACCGCTTCTGCTGGTGTTTTACCAGGTCCGTACCAGTCATGCAACTTCATCACTTGTTGTTTAAACGGTATTGTGAAAGTTGACATCATGATGGTTAACTCCGTCTCCATCGTGGTTATGTTACGTGGGTCAGAAACATTCTGGTATGGCTCAGACTTCATGAATGAGCGCAATTTGTTATGAACATTGACTGTTAATGTTGTCTTGGCTTGTTCAAACCGTTGTTTCTGGCCCGCGGAATTTTGGACTTTCCGGACCTCCTCAACACTAATGGGCGTCCCTATTCCGGCGATCGGCACGAGTAATTCTAAGAATTCACGCGCATAAACCTTGTACTTCTTAACAGGTTCAACATCATTGCGGACACCATGGATTCTGCCACGCACAGTTGCCTCATCTGAGTTCTCACTACGTGTGGGGAACATTGATGGGTTGGTAGTCAAACTGTTGCCAATAACGGCACCAGTTGGCCTACCATCTTCTGTGCGCAGTCGGCCAATTGGTTGAAAATGAGCCTGTTGTTCGGTCGTACGTACGACATTTGGCTTAAATTCAATCGGGCGGACTGCATTAAACAGCAGGGGGGCATTGACGGAATAGTCCTTGTCTCCTGCTGCGCGCAGCAAGCGTTCCACGTCAGACACAAGTGGTGGTGAATCTTTGTTCTCCAACCGTTTGAGAATGGCTTGGTACGTCTTGCCTTTGATTTCGACGGAATGATTTCCACCGTCGGCGCTAACAGTCATGGTATCGGTAATGGGTTCATAGGTGTAATTGACCAGGGAGCCGTTTAAAGTTTGACTGAAGGTCTTTCGCTTAATCAAATTAGGCAAAGGGCCAAGAGTCCAGACTTTACTTACTATCCTTACGGATGGTATAAGCCAGACAAGGCGCCGGTTAGGGTCCTTATCCAACTTCTTCTGCTCAACCAAAAACACACACAAATCACCATTTTTGTCAATCACGCTCACGGTGTCACCACTGTAATCCCATAAGCCATGGGAATAAGAAGCTCCACCGGACACATGGTAATGAACCATGTCATCTTTAATGTAGTAAGCGTACTCACTAGTTCGATGAGTGATTGTCTCAGGCACAAATGTGAATATCAGCATCGGGCGAAATAATCGCATCCAGGCGGCCATATCGCAATTGTAATCAACATCACAAAACACAAGTGCTGTGTTCTTGCGGATACGGTCGTCGCGGAAAGGGGTGGTTAAGTCTTTCTCTGTAAAGAAATACTTACACCCATCCTGAATGTTATGTTCAACACGGCTGACATTGTAAGGAGCATAGCCCGCAGACGTTGCCAGTTCATTCAAGAATTGGGATGCTGATGTCCTCAATTGTGCTGAGAGACGATGTGTGTGGGTTTTCGAAATTGGGAGCAGGCGCATTTCCGCTGATTTACTCATTATTGTTGTTCGCAAACCAGGGTGCCGTATGGCTGCCTGTTCAATCCACCACGATAAGTCGCGTACGGAATAGGGAGGTCCAAGGTGCAACTTTGCATTAGCCCAAATTCGGAATTTTGCCCAATGCACCCAAACGTTATTACGAAAACGTATGCGCGCAAGTTGTTGGGATTCGGAAAATGTTGCAATGCGAGTTGGACGTGGGACATGGGAATTGATTCCTGATCGTTTCTCCATCGCTGTACTTTGTTTAGGCACAAAGTATAAAGCTAATAAATCACTATCCATGTTACTGGTCATGATTCAGGGTAAAAGTGTGACACCGTTCTCTGGGTTTCACTGGCG